GTCTTCTTCTACCTTTTGTTTTGCAGCTGCCATAAAAAACCGTCCTTTTACGCCCCTCTCCCTGATACCCTCGGCAATAACTCTGGCTGGCTCTGGGTGGCCGACTGCTTTCCGCCATCTCGCAATCTGGCCAATAATCTCCTCTACAGGGGTTCCGGCTGGACGGCCAAGCTCAATTGATTCCTGTCTTGCCTTTGGCATAGCGCTGTACACTCTGGCCGACATCGGGTTTATCTCTCTTGATATCGACCTTACAGCTATGCCTGCGCCGCCATCTATGCCCATTACAGCGGTTTTAACAGCGATACTGGAAGCTTCCTCTAATACTTCTTTTAACCCCTCTGTTGTCATTCCTGAGCGGTTAAGGCGCTCCTCCAGTTCGTCCATGCCTATAATTACTTCACTCATCTGTAACCTACCAGCTGGTAATTGTCAGTTAATTGCCTGATTATTGATTGTGCGTCAGTGCTGGCCTCGATGGTTTCCCCGAGCTCCTGTATTCTTCTGGTTGCTCTGGGAGTTTCGAGCCGGAGTATTGCCGTCAGGTGTATTGTTGCCTTTTTAATTGCCTCTGGTACAGCTGGCCAGCCGTATTTAGCAGTAATCTCGACCATTTGCCCTTTTGATAGATGTGAGTCAAAGTAAATGCGTGTATATGGCTGTGGTTCCGGCTCAACAGGTGCGTTAAACGGCAATAACTTATAATTGGTTGTGGCGGTCTCATACACGCCATCGCCGTCATAATCAAATTTGACAGTTACGGGAGCCTCGGACATGTCAGTAACCCATAATGTCCTGGTAGTAGATGGCGCCATGTAGATTCGAGCCACAGCTGACGCATCTTTATTAAAAAACCGTCCAAGCTTGCCTTCGAGGTAGCGTGAGATTGCCTTCAGGTCGGACAGGATTTCAGTGTCGTCTTTAGTATCGGTTTTGTCTATTACTCCTCGGTATTCAGCGGCTGTTGCGTAGGCATCTGTTAAAGCCATCTCATCCTCCAAAATTAAAGGGCGGGTTAGTTATTCCCGCCCCAGCCAATTGTGCGTAATTGGGTTTTTGCTTTCATCCCGCTTCCCGCATAGGCTGGGGCAGGTGTATTCAGTTTTCCTTTGCTATCCGGTTGGCCCTACGACTATGAAGTCGAATTGGCCGGTTTTTGTGGCGCCTCCGTTAGCTATGGTTATGATGATTTTTTCTCCTGCCAGGTATATTGGTCCGGTGACCGGTGTGCCTTCGCTCGCGTATAACAGGGCAGCGCCTGCGGTGCTATGGAGCGCCTGTTGTGGTGCTATGGTTTTTGAGGCATTAACGTCATCCTCATCCCAAACGTCGATGCCGGTTTCGGTTACGAGGTCAAAGTCGACACCGTCTGTGTATCCTCCGGTGGTGGGTTTCGTGTAGATCACGTTCACCAGTTTTCCGGTAAATGTGCCAACTTCTACTTCGGCTGCGCCCTCGGCATCGGTGGTTACGGTTTTAGTTATTTTATAAACGTTCATGCTTTGTCCTTATTACGCAGCGATTATGCCTGCACCGCGAAGGGCGGCAAGAATATCGTTAAACTTTCCGCGTTCAGCCGCAGAAAATACTGCTTCTGTTTCGCTTATGTCTGCGATGGCTGCCGCCTGTGTACCGTTGGCTTTTATTATCCCGCCGGTTTTGACGTTGATTATCCCGCCGGATTCGACGGTTATCTTGCCGCCGGAGGCGACAACTATCTCATCTCCGCCGGTGGCTCCGCTTGGTTTATATACTTTTGGTTGTGTCATCTGTCATCCCTCCTATGCCGTGCCTGCGTCAGGGCTGATTACAATTTTGCCGCCGACAGCTGTATCTTTTGCCACTGCCTTGGTTCGGGCTTTGTATTTAATCGCATAAATACTCTCGAGGGTGGAGCTGGTGCCGCGTGTGCAATGCAATCTCAGGTAGCGCTGTTTGGGGCGGAAGATGTCAATACAAATGGTGGGTGCTGCTACTAATGCAAGCTGTTTTGTGCCTTCCAGGTCGGTTGGATTATCGCCAAAGTCTTTCTCGCTGTCATACTGCACCTTGGCATAATTAGTTGTTGCATGGCCGGTGCCGAAGGTGGTCACAAACATCACTCCGTCGAATCCAGCCATGTCTATACCGTCGGATTCGACCGCGTCGGTGCCGGCAGTTTGATGTGCTTTTATGTGTTCTACTTTTACTTCGTTTAAAAGATTTTTATACATGCGCCTTTCTCCTTTTCGCCCGGGTTGTTTGCCGGGCTGCGTTTTCAGGTTCTGGTTTTATGGCGACCTCGACGGCCTGGCCGGTTTTAATCAGCCGTATGGCCGTGGCTTTGTCGATTTCTATGATCTGCCCGGGGAGAGCAGACCATCTCTCCCCGGCGATCGAGGTTAGCATTTTAACCTGCACTATCCAGCCGCCTGCGCCAAGTATTTGATCGGGTTGGTTCCAGCGTCGAGCAGTATCGAGTCATGGCGGTGGAACATCAGGAACCATACCTGCAGATATTCTGCACCACGTTCAACCAGCCGGAGCATGGTCATGTTGTTTACATCGCGGAGTACGAATTTTGAGAAATCTCCAAAGTAAACGGTTTTTTCACTGGCTGCCGGTGCCGGCATGGATGCGGCTACTGCATAGCGATATCCCAAAATGGTGTCAGGTTCTTTTGTTGCGATTCCGGGTACCCACAGCGGGCGGCCTTCGCCATCTTTAAGTTTCTTGATGCCTTTCAGGGCGCCGTCGGAGAGCAGAAATTCGCCATTCACACGGTAAGCTGCATTTACGCTGTGCTCGAGGTCAATCAGCTCATCATAGGTGATGGCGGTTACAGAAGCTGCGGTTACTCCAGCAGCGGCTACATTCTCGAGCCCCTCAGGCTGGTTTGAGCCGTCTCCCTCGATGTGGTAGGTGCCTTCTATGCGGCCAATTCTCTCAGCTGCCATTTTGGCTATCCAGTTTTCCATGTCGGTATAGGTGCAGTCCTGCAAAAACTGGAGGCTGGCTTTGATTATCTTGGAGCTGAAGGTATAAGCCTTGAGTACTTTGGAGCCGAACGTCATTGCGGCTGCAGCGGCGTCGCTGTTTTCACCAAGCAGTTCGCCCGAGTTGCCAGTATCGTTAGAGGTGGGCATGTTAATATCGTTGCCGGTGTTGGTGCGCATGATGGTGGCGCGGGTTTTGCGGATGCCATCATAGGGCAGCATAGCGGTTTCGATTTTGTTTACCAGCTCCTCTGCTACGAGGTACCCACCGGCGCTGTCTGAACCGGCTGCAAGCTGGCGGGTCTCAGTTCCACTTGACATACGGGTTGCCATGTATTTGCGCTGTTCAGGGTTGAGCCCTGCAGTTCCGTTTACCAGCCATGACCGGAAAGCCTCACGCTCAAACTTAATGCGCTCTTCAGGGGATATTTCGCTATTACCCCTTGACTCTCCGAACTGCTTATCACCGGCGAGGAGACCTGTTGACTGGCGCATTTCTGCGTCCAACTGTTCCTGCCGTTCGATACGGTCAATGCTTGCCTTGAGTTTATCGACCTCGGCGTGGAGATCGTCCCATGTGTGTTGTTCATCAACAGTCAGTTCCCGCTTCTCCGCGTCGGCCTGATTCAAAATGCCCCTTGCCTGTTCTACCAGATTCGCCCTTTTCTTTCTTAATTCCGTCGCATTCATTTTTGCAACCTCCGTATTTATTTTTGCTAACAAAAAAAGCGAGTGAACTTTCCTACTGTGGCTTTTCACCACTTGTAGCAAGTCACTCGCTTCCTGCAAGCACTTTTGCTATCCGTGCCGCCCCTTCCTGGTTTGGCTCGGTTCGCTTATTCAGTTGTTATTTTTATTATATCTTTTGTATTTTGGTTAGTCAAGTGTCGATAATTGCAAGCGTTTTTTACGCAGTTCACGCTGTACTGGGGGTTTATCGGCTTGTTCTGCTCTCCACTGTTCCAGAGCCTCCTGAGCGCTTCTAACTTGCGCTGTGGTTTTAATATAAGCAGGGTCAGTAACCGGCCCCAGCTCGTACAATAAAAGCTTTTTGACTTCCCTATAGATTGTTCCGTTTTCCTCCCACATCCGGGCTCCCCCCTCAGGTATAAAAAATGCAAAACTTGAACCCTTGACGTTTCCTCTTTGCAGATTAATAGACAGGTCTTTACCGTAGGAGGTTGGAGGGATTGGTGAGTTATAACTCAATCCGTCCGCACTTTCTACAATCTCGAGAGGTGGGTTGCTTTCCAGTGTGGATAATACTTGTGACGGGTCGTGGTTGAAATAGCTCTTAACCACTCCGGCTGGTTCTATCGAGCCCGGGAGGATCCTCTCTTGGAAGCCAGGGAAGATCTCCGCCCATTCGTTGAATACCACTCCAAGCCCTGCTACTCGTTGCTCTTCGTCGCCCTCTGAGCGTATTTGCGTGTTAAACGCCCTAACCTGTAACCCCTGTAATTCCTTGCCCATGTTTACCCTCCTTTTTTATCCTGGTACTACTGTACACATGCAACCCTCGTGCAACGGCGGGCCGCCGATATTATATTCTACTGTTAGCGGAGCGGTTCCTTCCGCGCTCAAACTGTCTCCCGCGTTTAAAAAATATCCCTTGCTGCTGACGCGGCGCCCGTCCATCTCCATGCAAATCGGACACGCTCCTGCATTAGCGCTCCAGACCATATCGACGCCTGCCTGTTGGTACACGTAGCGAGCGGCGCCAGTTGCAACAGCCACAACCTCGCGCAGGGCAATTTTGCCAGGCCTCTTTTCACCCCACTCACCAACACGAGCAAGCAGAGCCCCCTGCATTTCATCTTCTCCGGACTCTTTAATAATACTGCGTAGTTGCCCGACAGATGACGATATTTCACGCATGGCCAGAGTCTCAGTGTATTTTGCAGAGAAGTCACTCAAACCCTCAGGCGTTATATCCACTTCACCGCCCGCCTCTGC